TTGTTGTTTCTGTAAAAAGGATATTTTTTATTGCGCTCCAGTTGGCAATTATGCTCATGTCAGGGATGATATTTTAATACAGACGCTATGCGATTCGTCAAAATCGATAGCCTTCAATAATATCGCTATCCCAAAACCAGATAGCGAAAGGTGGGTTGAGAAATGAAAATCAATGAATTAAAAAAACGAACCAGGGTAAATAAAATGGAGGTAATGCTTCCCTATATGATCATAATCTTAGGAAAGGGAGGTAGAAAACTCAGTGAGTCTATGATTAAGTTGGGGCAAACGGCGGAAATGGCAAGCATCGCAACAAAGGCATTTGCGGGAGGCTGTCTTGATTATGAAAACAGTAAATAATTATCCTATAACAAAGTGGCTACCAAAGACAGAAACGGCATGGCTTGAATCGGAAAGGGAGCGCATAAACAAGAATCCCATTAGAGAAGCGATCATCACAGAGAACGGCAAAGGCAAGGTTTCGCTCATTGAGAATAAGCCGATAAGGATATTGGATTATGGGGTTATTGAATTTTGTTGACATTGCATATATTTGTGGTATAATAGATATTGAATATATTGTTAAGGGAATCTGGATCGTCTTAGTAGACAAAAAACCAGACGTTTTTTAGGCGGACTTTTTTCGAGATAAGAATCCGCCACTTAATTAGACAAAAATGTTCTGGCGGGCAATAGGCATGCCTACTCCCGATATATTGAAAAGTTTACTAGATCAATATCTAGTAAACTCCAGAACCAGATATAAATATCCCTAGCCGATCTTGCTCTTTAATTACTAATTATGGAGATTCGTTTTTATAAATATAAATATTCTTAAAAAGCGTTGCTAACAAGCAGATACTATTCGCAAGCAACGCTTTTTTATTTGCTTGTTAGCATTATTTGTAGCAGGCAATATGAAACTACTAAAAAAGGGCTTTAATTGGGAATCGTTTGAGAGAGCATTTGCGACAATTAGCAACCGACTGATAACGCCTCCGCGGGACGTAACGCTAGAAGGCAAATCATCGCAACTTGACAATTATGTCGGATGGTGCTACATCTGTGTCAACATCAATGCCAACGCAGTCGCATCCGTGCCGTGGAAACTCTATACAACTAAACCATCATCTACAAAGAAAATCCTCTCAAAAGAATCACAAGACTATATCAGAAAACAATCGCATTTATCGCCAATACTCAAATCCGCAGACGATTTACAAGAAATCACAAACAATCCTATCATCGATCTTATTTATAAAGCCAATCCCATCTGGAATGAATATGACCTGAAAAACCTTACTGATATAAGCCTTGACGTGACCGGTGATTGCTATTGGCATATCGTCAAAGGCGATAATGGCAGCATACTTGGACAGCCGATAGAAATATGGATCCTTGAGCCGCAATATATCACGATTGAAACAACAAACACAAAACCAACGAGTTATATCTACAAAAAAAACACTAAAGACGAAAAAATATATCCAGCCGATCAGATCGTTCATTTCCTTTATCCATGCTTGACTAAACGTTATGAGGGCCAATCTCCGCTTGGTTCAGCTTATTTCAGTGTAAATATACTCAATCAAATGGACGCATATATGCAGAATATATTTGCAAGCGGTGGCTTATTTGATGGCTTTCTGTCAATCAAGAATCGCATAGTTAGCCCGGATGATAAGGAAAGTATACGAAAGAAATTTATGCAGTTCTTTGGCAAACGTAAAGCAGGCGGGCTTCCAGTATTTGACGATGATATGACTTTCCAACAGGTTTCGGCGAATCCCAGAGAGATGCCATTTATACAAGGTCAAAAAACAGCAGTAAAAGAAATATGCGCAGCCTTTGGCGTTCCAGAGGCTATGATAACATCAGAAGCTAACTACAAGCAGGAGCAAGCACTTATACAGCACGCTAGAAGCGCAGTCAAGCCACGCTGCATAAGAATTGAGTCAACAGTTACACAGTCGCTAGTTATGCAATATGACGAAAATATGTTTATGATGTTCGATAACCCGGTTCCAGAAGATTCAGAAGCGAAGCTAAAGGAAACGGAAACGCTTTTATCGCGAGGCGCTATCTCACCAAATGAGGCACGCAAGCGGCATAATGTTGATTTATATGCGAATCCACTTGCAGACGAATTGTGGATGCCGTCAACAATGACTCCGATGGGCGTGGATGTTAGCCAGCAAGGAAAAGGCTTTGCTGAAGCAGTTATGAAGGAGTTAGAAAAGGGGGAGCGATGATAAATATTGTAAGTCTTATTGGGTTGGGTTTGATTCTTGGAGCGTTTGGAGTAGTCGTTTATTTATTTACACAAGATATAAAACACGGGTTGTTTAACAAACATAAATGAACCGCGTTGGCAGTTAGAAAAGAGTTAGAAAAGGGGGAGAAATGATGTGTCAAAATACAAGAAAGCCACTTTTAACCATAAATGACGTTGAAATGGATGCAAAAATCAAATATTTGCAATCACAACAAAATAAACCATATCCGAATGAGGGGTCATTAATAGGGGCAATAGAGTTTTTTAAAATAATGCTTTTAGGTGGCGGCTTAGGACTTATCGGTTTTATTTTATTGGTTTCAATCTATTGTCTTTATATTATATTTGCAAAATGAACCATATTAACCATCTACTAACATCACCAATATTCATAAAACAATTCGCATCCATTGTCAAAGAGCAGAAATCCGCTAGGCAATGGCAGTCTATGATTGACCATGCGCAGCCTTATGAAAATGCTTATACAAAATCATTGATTTATTTTTTCGATAAGCAGACAGACGAAGCCGTCGATAATCTAAAGAATCAAGGATATCCTTTTATTGACTACGACAAATGGATCAAGATATTTAATCAGCTTGAAAACTTGTTTCTTTCAGGCTCATGGGATAACGCAAACAAAATAGTAAGCGGACTTTACCAAAAAGCAGTTACTCCGGATGAAGTGCCTGATTTGGCAGAGTATGAAGAGGATTTATTCAAGATAATTTATAGTGAATTTGGGCAGTATCTGCTCCCATCGGTCATTGAGGAGTGGGCGGCGCATACTTTGAACACCCTCGAAGTTGGTATCACGTTCAACCCAGATGTTCCGCAGATAGACGAGTTTATAAATGCTTATTCATACAAAATGGCGGTCAATGTCAACGATACAACGAAAAGGCAGATACAGGAATTATTCAAGCAGGCGCTTGACGAAGGCAATAGCGTTCCACAAATAGAAAAGAAATTGAGATCGCTGTTTACTGACATAAGCAAAGTCAGGGCTAATATGATAGCTCGGAGTGAAGTTATAAGAGCGCATAATGCCGCCGCCGATGCGTCCTATATCCAAAGCGGAGTCGTGGAAAAGAAAAAATGGTATACTGCGGCTGATGAAAGGCGATGTGCTTGGTGCAAAGAGATGCACGGCAAAGAGATTCTCGTTAGTGAAACATGGTTTAATCAAGGCGATAGGTTCGTGATTACTGATGCGGAAGGCAAAGCAAGGACAATGAAGCTGGATTATTCAGAGATAAGATATCCTCCGCTGCATGTCAAATGCAGATGCGTTTTGCTTCCGATTATTTTTGAGATATACCGAAGACTTTTTGCAGTCAATATAGAATTGAAAAACAGAAGGTGATATTATGGCAATAGAAGAATTGAGTCAAGGTGAATTTTTAACGAAGGCGATAGCAATGCCAAAGATATGGCGCAATACGATCAATGTTGATGGCATTGATAAACCCATCATTGAATTTGAGGCATGGGTGTCAACGGAAGCCATTGATCGTGATGGTGAAATTATACGAGTCGCTGGATGGCGGAAACCATCGCTAGGGAAAGCAAAGTTATTGCTATTTCACGATTATGACGAATTGGCAATCGGTAAACCATACTGGACTCGCCCAAAAACCGAAGGTGATATAGTCGGTCTCTATACGCGCGGGCGATTAGGTCCGCAAATAGAAGGGCTTGCGGTTGGTGAACTCTATCTGCTTGGTGATATGGATGCGTTTTCCGTTGGGTTCCACTGGTTCAAGCGAATTTTTGATAGCGAAGCAGACGGCATCAAAAAGCCGTTCTATGAATTCATTGACCAAGAATTATACGAATACAGCGCCGTCAATGTGCCTTGCAATCCAGAAGCGACAATTGCTATGGAGAATATGCTTGCCGATGCAGGTGATATTAAAGATGTTATGGCGATTATCAAAAGTTTTAATAAACAGCCAAAACAACAGACGATCAAACGTGATTCATATATTGTAAAAGAGATGGATAGAAAAGAACTTTCAGACTTTATAAAATCGGTCATAAAAGAACAAAAAGACAAAGAAATTTCAGCATCGGACATTGACGCTTTCATTGACGATGATAATATAGAGATTGACCTTGAGGAACTACTTGAGGTCGAAGTAGACGCATTAGACGCTGAGGGAGATACCTTAGAAGTGTTAGTCAGCGTGGGAGATGTGCAAGTAGATGTAGAACCAGAAATAAACGTAGAAATCTAACACAAGGAGAAACAGAAATGCCGAAATTAACTGCTTTATCAAGAAAAGAATTATCACAACTTACGGATGAACAAAAAAAGTGGATGTTTGAGGATTATATCAAGGCGAACAAAGAGGACATAGA